TGCAAAGCTCAAAAATTCAAATGAGGTGGCATGATCTGAAACTTCTAATTGAACTCCTGTAATTTCAAATGTTGCATTATTTGTTGTGTACCATGTTGATGTGTTATTTGGCATTCTTACAGAATTATTATTTGCTGCCCAAGCATTTAAACTTACAGAACCAGTGGTATCTGTTCCACGAAACAATATCCATTTAATATCTATACCTTTTTCTGCATTATTATTAAAGGTAAGATTAGAATTTCCAGGAATTGTTTTTGTTATTTTTGTCCAAGTATCAGCACTTAATGAACCTGTTTCAAAAGGATAATTTTGTGATGTACCATCAGTAGTTACTAACTGTCCATAAAAATTTTGAGCAACACTAGATTTAACCCAAAAAGATAAAGTAATAAAACTAGATGTCGAAGTATAATTCCAACCAGAATTTGCTAAATCTTGTGCTTCTAATCTTGTTGCAAATTCAATTACATCAGCAGTACCAGCACCAGAAGTTTGGTTTCCATTAGTAATTTTTAATGCTTTTCTAAAACCTAATGTATATGGTGTAGTTCCAGCAGCTACATCTGCTTGTGCTTGTGTTGGTGCTTCATCAGTACCACTATGAAATGGTCTAAATCTATCAACAGTTCCAAAATCTGCCGCAGTAGATGACGTACCACGTTGAGCCACTTGCATAGCTCCGTTAATTATCAAATTTCTATTACTTAGGTTATTAGTAATATTGGCAGTACACGTTCCATCAGTATTGTTGACAGTAATAGCAGCACTACTAGCTGCTACCCCTTTTATCGAATTTACCTTGATCTCTGACATAATTAACTAGGTTTTGGGTTAGCGTCTTTAACCGCTTTTATGTGGGTCGCCCACGTTCCAGTTGTATCTAGTTTACCAGCGAGCATATCGGCATACAACATATCAAGTTGATCTCCAAAAGAAGCATAGACAGTAGAACCATTAGTTGTTCTATCGGTTTTGTACTTAACAGCAGCAGCTTCAGCATCTAGCGTAACTCTTGCAGCATCAATATCAGATTGAACAAGTGTTATCTGTGAGCCATCTGCTTTAAATGCACCTGTGCCATCATCAATAGTTACAGCATCAGGATAGGCTTTGCGTATTGCTTCATGGTCTAACATTATGCTGCTACCTCCATTAATGTTAAGTTTGAAGAGTAACCAACTTGATAAGCTGCATTATCATTTGAGTACATTCTGTTTATATAAAAATAACCATCACTACCTCCAGCTAAACTTTTACCTTGAACAGCATAGGTGGTTGCGGCTGTTGTATTTGGAGAATCATAAAAATTCACGCTTGCGTGCCAATTTTTATATATGGCATTAGCATTGTTAAGACAAGTCATTGAAAAACTTGCTTGCTGAGAATTGCTGTAAGAGCTAGTTCTATCTTCTCCTATTGCTATTGCTGTTGCAGAACCGCCTGATGGAGTTCTTATAATTCTTCCAAAGTTATAAGAGTTTTGAGTGCCACCAAATACAAGATCCATTAGTACTAATATTTTACTCGAAGTGCTTGAAGGGGTTATTGTTGCATTTAATCCGATACTAGTATAAGAGGTTGCGTTAGTGCTAAAAGTGTCATCTTTATTTGAAGAAACAACTTGAAGAATATTTCCTGTTTTTGGATTTGTTGTTGTTAGTATCGTTCCATCTGCTGTATCAGGTAAGGTCATTACCCTGTTATTACTAGATGACGAGGGTGCTTGTAAGCTGAAAGACCCACCACCTGATGCTGCGTTTAGTTTAATCTTTGCTGTCATGGTTAACTAGGCTTCGGATAATCAGTTTTTACCTTTTCACAGGCTGCGTAATATGCTTCTAGTTTAGTCGAATCTCCTTTACTATTCCAGTACATTGCATCTGCAAAATCTTCAAGAGGTGGGTATAAAGGTTGTCTGTCATCTTTATATTTTACTTTTGCATAATCAGCGTCTAACGTAGCTCTTGCAGCATCTATTTTGGTTTGATCTAAAGTTATTGTATTACCATTAGCATCTTTAGCTCCCTCAACGCCATCTAAAGTAAATATTACATCTCCATAAGCCTTAAAAATAGCTTCTGTATCTTCATATATCATGGTGCAACCTCCATTGCTGTAAGATGACTTGTACCACCATTACCATAACCACCAGCCATTTCATTTATTTTCCAGTACCAACTAGTATTTGCAGATGTATTTAATCCTGTGGCTCTCATTTTATATGTATTATTATTAGTGTTACCAGGTGTATATAAATATCCAAATGAAAGCATATATAAACCTTGATTTGTGTGGCTAGGATTAAAGTTATAGTTTGCAGATTGGATTCCCTTAAAACTTGCGTAAGCTGTTGAATTACCTATTGAAGTAGACCCATCTACTAATTGAAATGTTATACCTCTAGCGAGATCATGTGGATATTGATAACAAATATCTCCAAGAAATAAAATCTTTGATGTACTACTTGCAACTTGCATAGTTAAAGACAAACCAGTTATGTCGGCATAAGTTCCTAAATGTGCATTGCTTGAAAAACTACTTGTTTTAAAAGCTTGTTTTACCTGTTGTATTTTTCCACCACCACCAACATCAGCCCATTGCGGTGCAGCACTAGCACCTTGAGATACTAAGGCTTGTCCAGAAGTTCCGTAATTTGCTCCAGCTATACCTAATTGACCAGCAGCACCTACTTTAAATCTTGATTGACCACCAGTATTTAAATCAATTATATCTGTTCCAAAATTAAATCCTGTATTACTGTCTGTTCCTGTTACGGCTGGGGCTGAGTTTGAACCATCAACTCCAGAAATACCAGTAGTGCCGTTAATGTTTAATGCCATAATTAAAGAATAACAAGGATTGCGCCAGATGGCACAGTTACAGTTACACCTGAATTTATTGTAGGACTTACTGTGTGTGCATGTTTATTAGCAGTCAAAGTGTAATTAGTTGTAACTGCTTGATCCGATTCAAAAAATACTTCATCATTACCTCCACCCGTAGCTCCAGCACCGCCTCCCACAGCAGTAAACTCAGATCCGTTATATATTTCAGCAGAAGTAGTCGTACTGTTAAATCTGATGTCTCCTGTAGCTGGAGAACCAGGTCTTTGACCAGTAGTTCCAACAGGTAATCTTAGTGCACCTGTGTAGTTATGAATAACAGTTCCAGTAAATGTTGATCCAGAAAGTTTTGCTAAACCTAAATTAGCCTGTGTTACATCTCCAATCTCAATATATCCATTATTAGCTGCATTTCTTAGCTTAAGAAGATTTGATGTTGTATTAACTGACAATTGAAACGCAACCTGTGTACCACTAGGATCTGCTGATCCACTATTCAAACTTTGTATAGCTGCAAAAACATTATTAAGGTCAGTTCTTACGGCAGAGCCTGTGCCATTAGCAATTGTATAGTCCGAAACTTGAGCCATTTAGAAAATCACCTTGAGCATATTCTACCCTCCTTTGCCAAATCCGACAGCCTGATAGGTGAAATTTCTATCAATCGAAGCATTTGATGAATTTTTGAAGTGAACAGTAAAACCCGTTCCAGAAATACTACTTACTTCA